CATGGCCGGCTTAACCTGCTGCTCGCGCTTGATTACGCCGAGCTGCTCCGCCTCCTCCCGGGATACGCTTTCCACGCCCATGCCGCTGCCGAAGTCAAACGGCGGCCAGGGTGTATTGAACCGGGAGATGCGCGTCCAAACCGGATCGGACTTGAGCGCAATCATGCGGCCGCCGTAGAGCCGTCCGCCGGCGGCGGTCCATCGGCCGCGCCAGTCGCGCGGCTGCTCGCGGTCTTCTACGCGCAGGATCTCCTGGGCGGGGAAGTTATCCAGGGCAACGGGATCCTGCCCGGTCTTCCACCGGGCGAAGTTGGCGGCGCTGGCAGTGTGGTGGTCGTAGATCAGTTTTAGCCGCGCGGCGCTGGTGATGTCGCGCAGGCCTCCGCCACGGGGTGTGATCCCCTCCTCTTTGAGCACCTGCTTGATGTCGGCAATAAAGCTGCCCGGCCCCACATACGCCTGGCCATGCGCCACGTTTTCGCGCACCAGGGCGGCGCGCTTGAGCAGCTTGTCCTGCATGGTGGCCAGCGCGCGGACGTTTTCCACGGTGGCGGAAAAAAAGGCACGCTCGCGCAGGGCCAGGGGTACGCGCTGCCAGTCCTTGGATTTGAGCGCGGCGCCAATAGGCGTCTTGGCGCTCATGCGTTTGACGGCATCGGCCAGCGGAGCAATTTTAACGCTGCTTGAGGGCATCGCGCACCCCCTCGATTACCGCCTGTCCCATGCCGCGCTCCAGTAAGTCGGCGAATTCCTGGGCATCCATCTGGCCGAACAGTTCTGGCAGGCGGAGGGCAAACTGCTCCAGCATGACGGCTGCCTGCTCGGCGGTAAGCTGTTCACCGGCGGCCAGCGGCGCCAGCAGGTCGGCTACCGGGGCGATCCAGTCCGGATCAACGCCCAGCTCGTCGGCAATCTTGTCCACTGGCGCGCGGTTGGCCAGGGTGCAGCGGTTGCCGAACGCTCCGAACGCCGGCGCGGCCGGCTGGGGTTTGAGCGTGAGCCTGTAGCCGGTCTGCTCAGTCACCTGGGCGGCGTCTACCTGGTAGCCGGCTTGGGAAAGTTTCAGCACGTTATCCACGATCTTTCCGACGTCAACTTCCTCGTTCGCCGCCAGTTCCCAGTAAACCAGGATCGGCGCATCCGGAAAGGCGGCGTGCAGGATCGGCTTATCAAATTGCATCTGAAATATCTCGGAGATTGTCCGGGCTTCTGAGCGGGCAATCTGGGCGAAGGTATCGGCGTGGGTATCGGACTGGCCGCCGCCAATCCCGGTGGCATCGTTCAGCATAGTCAACTTGCCGCCGGTGCCGGCCAGCACCAGTTTTTCAGATAGCCAGCGCATCCAGGCATCGTAGGGAATCGTGCCGCGGTTGGCGTTGGGGTAAACCACATTAGAGCCAAACGGCAGCGACCCGCCGGCGCCACTGGCGATATTGGCCGCGGCGGTCCGGAATAGCGCCGCCTGGGAGGCGTTCATGTTTTCGGGCCCAACAATGACCATACCCTGCTTGCTGATGATTTCGCAAAACGCGCTCCACCACCGCATGCCATAGAGGCTGTAGAGGAATTTCATGATCGCCCAGTACAGCACCGGGCGCTGCTCGACACGGATGATGTAGTCGTTTTCGTCAACCGCGTCCTGCGCGCTGAACGCACGGGCGCTGGTCTGTCGGGCGTCCGGGTTCCAGAACCAGGAGCCATACAGGCCATTGCGCACCCACCACCATTGATCCAGAGGCTCCAGGCGTGAGCCGTTTTTGGCCACATGCGCGAATCCGCGGAAAGTGGCCAGGATCAGATGCTCAATAGCCTCGTAAAGGTTTTCGATCTTCTCGTATTCCGCCACCAGGGCATTGCGCTGCCGCTCGGCCAATTCCTGCAATCCCAGCGCCTGGGCCTTTTCGCTGATCTTAACATTCCACGTCATCTCCCGGATCGCGCTGGTGCGGTGGGTGATCAGCGCCAGCAGGTCGGGGTCGCGTTGCTCTGCATGCCACATTAACCACTGGATTTGCGTCCACTCGCCGCGGACGGCCGCCTCCATCATCGCCGCCGCACGGGCGGGGTTGAGCCCGCGTAGGGGATTACCCAGCACGGCGTAAGGGTCGGCGGTATGCCCGGCAGCGGTGGGCGTAAAAAACCCAGACAACCGGCGGACCGAGTTGGCCAGGGCGGAAACGAAGTTAAACACCTTCATACCTATGGCCGGATTTTTAACCTTTTCAGATAAAAGACAGGCCTGGCCGAGGAAGTTCCGTAAATGCCCGCGCCTCGTGGTGAACCGGCCGGCCGTCCAGTTGCATCACCATATAGCGCAAGGTATCCATGGCGTGATCACGGTCTTTTACCGGCTCTTCCTTGGCGTTCTTGTTTTCGCGGGCTTGGCCCCAGACGTAATCATAGAATTCTGCGATCAGCTCCTTGCAGATATCCAGGATGAACAGCCGGGGCCGGCCATCCGGCTGCACCTTCAGCCGCTCCTTGACGGCGGATATGCCGCGGGAAACATCCTTGGTGGCCGCAGTGGTGGCGATCCCGGCCGCGCGCAGGGTGGCACGGTCTTCGGCGTCATGGTCTGCCACCGTCCATTGCGGCGCCATGATCCCGGCGGCTTTGATGATCCTGGCGTGTTCCTGCACTGTCTTGCGCGCTTGGTAGTGCTCCCGGAAAATATAGAGCCGGCGGTCGGAGTCCAGGCACCCCCAGAGGTGGACAAATGGGTTGTTATAGCCGAAGTCGATCCCACACACCACCGGCCAGGACTGCCAGCCGGCGGGCATGTTGTTGATAACGTGGATATCCTCGTCAAACTCCTCGTACACCACGCCCTCCGCCTCGCACCATTCGCCATCCAGCATCCGGCGGCGCTGGGTGCCGGTCATAGCTTCCAGAGTGGCCAAAGCATCCGCCGGTAGGTGCGGGTTGTCATATGGCGTCCAAGAGAGCCGCGCCCAGGTGTCGGAGTCCGGCAGCGGGTCGCCGGCATGCGCGCCATCCGGCTGCTGGTTGAGCACCCCTGCCCGATACAACCAATGGCGCTGGGATTTCGGATTGCAGTCCAGGATCAGCTTGTGCACCGCATCCATCGGCTGGGCCAACCGGGTGAGCACCTGGTTAACCGTGCGCCATGTCACCTGGGTGGCCTCGTTGATGAAGATATGGAGGTACTCGTCTCCCAGGATTTTGTCCACGCGCTCATCATTATCCAGCCCGGCCACGCGCAGCAACGAGCCGTTGGCATGCGTAATCTCCAGGGCGCTGTCGCTCCATTTCCATCCACGCAGGCCGCCGATCAGCTTTTTCAGGGATAGGTGGTAAAGCGTGGTGCGGGCATGGTCCAGGCATTTGCGCGCCAGCAGTATCCGGGCGCCCGGGTGGGTGGCCGCCTGATGCGCCAGCCAGAGCAGAGCGACGTCCGTCTTGCCGGAGCGTGATCCACCATCGAACAGGATGCGGCGCTTGTTGGGATTGTCCAGGATGGCCCAGGCGGCGCGCTGCTTGGGTGTGCGCGTGTAAACCTTGCGGGCGGCGGTCATTCGATCACCAGGATGCTGCCCTCGATGCTGTGTTTCTCAGGCTCATACCAGCCCATCGCCTTGCCCAGCTCACGCATGGAGTCCAGGGCAATGCGCGGCTCGCGCTTTTTCGCCATGCCGTCCAGCCGGGCAAGCCATTGCTCGCGGGTCATACAGGCATGCCCTTCCGCGCGTTTGCGAGCGGATTCCACAGCCTGCTTAACTTGAACATTTTTTAACAGCCGGCTTCCCTGGAAGGCGGCTGTTTTGGGAGAGTAGCCAGCGCTGATTGCGGATTTCGTGATATTGTTGGTCCGCAGGTAGGCTCTGACAAATTTTTCATAGCGCAGGTTCATCACTACTGGCCGTCTTTTAAACGCCGCACCGGCTTCATGTGCAGGCGGAGGAATGCGCGCAGGCAGGGAGCATGGCGGGCGGCGGTGAGCAAGCGCTGATGCAGATTCTGCGGCGAGATGTGAAATTTCCTGGCAACCGCTACCGCGCGCAGTTGCGGGTGGGCAATCCAGTAGGCCAGGCAATCCCGGATGGACGGCCGCAGGCGGAGCCATGAGTGCATGAATTGCGCCAGTTCGTGCTGCCGTTCCGGCCGGTCAGGCTCCGGCTCGGGCGCAGGGATATCCGGAGCATGCTCGATGGAGATGTGGGAAAGACCGTGGTGGTTGGGCTGTTCGGCCGGCCCGGCGCATGACAGGCAGCGCGGGTCGCCGGTTTGGTTGAGCGGACACTTGTGGCATTCAGGCATGTTTGATCTCCCAGGGTCCGTTTGATCGCAGTTCCGCCCATATCCAGACAAAGCAAGGCCACTCCAGCCGCGCCTGGTCAAACGCCAGGAACCGCGCCTCGGTCGCGGTCATCTTGCCGGGGCTGGCGGGGGCTGGCTTGGTTTTGCCGCGCCTCACCACCGCCGTTTTGGGTGTTTTTTTCATCCGTTTACCATACATTCGATTTACGATTTATTGACGTTATACTACGTTTTGAAAATTATTGCAACCTTTTATATTCCACCATCGCCAACACCACCTTCCCCAAATACGGCACCGGGCGCCAGACTGGTGAATCCCCGATATGCGGGATGTGGATCAGCGCGAGTTCGACCGGCTCGCCGGCAGACGGGTAGGCGCTGTACTCCGGGTCCGTGAGCATCCAGGCGTAAAGCGAGAGCTGGAGCGTGTAGTGCGCGAGCTTGGACGCCGGGATGTGAGATAGCGGCGGCAGGGCGCGCTGGCCGTAGGCGTCGTCGGTGATTGATTCGCACGTTTTCCAGTCCAGAATCGCCAACGCGCCAGTGGTGCGGTTGCGCGCCGGCAGGTCTATGGTGCCGGCGAGTTGGAACAAGGGGTCAAAAACGATCTGTTCTGCCCCTAGGAGCTCGTAGGCATCCCGGAGCGCACAAAGGGCGCTGTCCACGACTTTGAAGGCGTGGCGGGCATCCTGGCGCGCCTGCGGGGTGAAATTATCGGGTATGTCTGGTGCGGGAGTCCCCAACACCAACGATTCCGCATAGGCGTGGATCAGGGTTCCGCGGGCGGCGGTGGCATACGTCATGGCTGGCG